AATTTGCTTCCTTTTGCTCTGCTAAAAACAAAAGATAAGCTTGACTTATTTTATCTTCTGGTATGAACTTATCGGTTAAACAGATAACTTCCGAGTTATCTTTTGCACCGTAGAACAAGTTAACTGTTAATGTTGCTCGACGATCTGAACCCGGAATTGCCGAAGATATCTTACGAGTAAACCACTGAAAAAACTCAGGATCAATTATTACTTTCTCTAACCCAAAAACTAAACGAAACCGAGGCCACTCCGGCGTGGAACTAGGCGAGTAGTAAGCGTACGAAAGATACTTCTTGCATACATCTAGTTCTAAAGCCTGCTCAACAGTAAGCTCTTGTTTCTGTACTTTATCTCCTTCTGTTGTTTTTCCGTCTGCCTGGTTATCAATATCTACGATTATTAGACCCGCCTGAATACATCCTGTAGAGTCTTTAACTCGTTTACCGTTTATTAAGTGCCACGCGCAAAGACCTGCGCCTCGATTAACTTGGTCAGCTATAAGATCTATAGATGTGTTAGAGGGAATCCAGTTCTCGTTAAAGGATTTAAAGTTTCCGCCTACACTTATCTTTCCAGTTTTGCTGTTAACGTATTTGCGAACCTCTTCATTGATTGAACAAACAAAATTCATGGACTCACTCCGTTCACTCATTTTGCCATGACAAGACAGCCCTCGCCACGGGCAACCCGGCATTGATGGTTAAATTTGTTCGTAATACTTGCGTAGCACGGCCATCCACATCTCTTTATCTTTTTCAACTTCGCTTGGTCCAAACGTGAATACCTGCACAGAATAGTCCTTAATAGGCGTTGCTACTATGATGCGCGTCTTTTCAATCTTAGTTCCCAGACAGTGCTCAGCTGCTATAGCGTATGCAGCTAGTTGAAGTTTTGTTTTCTTGAGCTTGAACACACCGCTGACAAGAGCTTTGCGGGTTTTTTCGTCTAGCCCACTATTAGCTTTTGGAAATTTATAACTATATGGACCTGCCGACGTTTTAAAGTCTCCGAGGATTAGCTCTCCGGTAGCGTCTTTATAAACAATGTCAGGGCAGCCAGCATACCCGTAGCCAGTTACTTCATCGTAATAATGTATCCGCCCAACACCGTCATCCCCTACGAATTTGGACCATTGTGGTTGGTTGTAGGGCTTTTCTGACCACAGAATTTTTCCGCCTTCAAAAAGTTCATCGAGTTTCTCAGGAAGATCTTCCCAGAACGGCATCAATTCTGCGGAAGGTCTAACGGCTAAACCACGGATGTAGTTTTCAACTGCATTGTGTATCCAAGTTCCTCGGGCTGCTGCAGCATCTGCAACACCAGGATTCATTATGTTCCAGTGAGCCAGTTTTTGCTGAGTTTCCGCTGTCTGTGTGGCAGACAATACACTTGTTACGGAAGGTAATGGTCTAGGAACTCCCTGACAATTGTAATGACGAAGCCCATTTAACGTAAGTCTTGTCTGGGACACAACAACGTGTCGAATTAATTAAACTCTAGCGCATCTAGATCAGAATGCATTTACTGGTAATCGAGGCGGATTGAAAATAGTATTGTCCGGTCCTTCTTCGTCCTCGTCTTCTTCATCATCATCGTCTTCTTCGTCATCATCTAAGAAGAACTCGGATTTTTGGTAACGAAAATCTTTCGTATGAGCTTCCAGTTCTTCGCTCATACACATGCCTGCCATGTAGGATTCCACTACGACTTCTCCACATTCCTCAGCGGACCTAGGAGTACCGTCTGGTCCCACGCATTCCTGAAGAAGCTGGTTCGACACAGATAACGCACAAAGCTTATCTAGTTTATCGTTTAGTTTAGTCAGATGGTTCAAGACGGACTTCTGAAACGCCTCAAATTTTTCTGCTCGTGATTTCATGTCGGCAGCTCCGGTAGGGCTCCAATGTCTTCCCAATTTACAGCATAAGAGATCATCGTACCATCTCTCCACAATTCGGGTTTTTGGAAGACAAACCAACAGGCTGTTACTGAGTCCTTCGTTGAACCGATGGACCTGAATCGGGGGCGTGGAGACAGGACCACCATATTCGACAATTTATTCTTTAGAAGGAATGTTTTGCGTCGTGCTACCGGTTCGATAAACGAAAGCCTGTCCAGTACGGCGACTCCATTCGTCGCTATGTTCATACCATATTCCAAGATGAATTCGCTTAGAGACTTCAAACCCATTGTTGAGCAGATAACCCAATCAAATGCTTGTTCGCGCATTCCGACCCACCAATTTGGGTCTGTTATATTTTCAATATCTGTATTTGTCGTTACGGTGTAATTGTGTCGTTTAAGTTCCGTAGATAAAGTTAAATCTGGATCAAAAGGCACAAGCACAGAACCAGTTATAAATGTGTGTTTTACCAAGGTATGGGTGACACCGGAGGGAATCGTATAAAATTCGCTCATAAGGATCATGCTGGGATCCGAACTGTAATGCAAATAACCTTGTCTGTCCATAGGGTGTCTGCTAGATTTAGGCGGATCACATTAAAAGCATGTTAAGTTTTGAATGGCTTGATACGGAACAAAACTTTATACATCAACAAGTCCTTATGGACGCCAAAAAACTAGAGAAAGAAGATTTACTTAAATTATTTGATATGGTACACAAACAGTCACTTGTACGGAATAGGCTTTTTAGTTGTTTAGTTAAACACTGTGTGCGAACTGGTGTAACTTTGCCTTCGTTCGATACGTTGCTTGCACCTCAGGAAATCAAACGTAATCCTGTGTCTACCTGATTGCCATAAAAAAAGCACCGTGGGTACGGTGCTCGGATGGCTTCAACAGGGAATTGTAGCCTAGAAGTCAATCCCTAGGGCTTTTGCCTGTTCCTCTGTAAGCTCCATCGCTTTCTTGCGCTTGGGCTGCGGAGGGGCGGCAGGAGCTTCCTCTGTATCCTTTGCGTTAGCGGAGGGCAGCGAAGGTTGGAACCCTGAAGATCCTCCAATCTGCGAGGGGTTCTCGGTTGCAAACTGAGCTTTGATCGCCGCGTGGTCTGAACCCAAAGGCAGTTCCACCAAGTTGGCGCCGGGAATGTGCGATTTAAGGCAATGTGCTGCGGATGAAGCACCTTCGACTGCAAGCCACTCGTTGATATCCTCGACGAGTTTCTTTTCTTCGGCGCTTTCTGCAGGACGATCCTTAAAGTCCAGAGCGTTGTAGTTGATCTTGGCTCCGTCAGCACCTGTAACAGGATCCCTTTCGTTAAAAGATTTCGTTACAAACTTGCTGCTCGTTACCACGGAGGCACAGTTAATCCTGTTGTTATACAGGGTCTGGAAGTAAGAGATAAAGTTCTTCTGGCTGGATTTACCAGAAATCATCGCCGTGGTTACACAGCGTGGCGGGAGCAGCCGATGGTTCGGGGACACACCAATGAAAGCGATGCGTAGAAACTCCTCTTGGTTCCGCATCCCTAAGTTGCCATAGTAAGGCGTAAAGCCTATGAGGATGAACTCAATGGGGATCCCGTTGTCGTTCGCATCCACAATCGCAGAGTCTGAGTCTACGTCTGACTTCCAGCGACGAGCTTGAAGATCAATGCGAAGTGTGTGAGGAGGAACGTTAGCGAGAATTTCGTCTTCAGAAAAGTTGCCAGCGATAAATACCATAGTTAAATACCTAGATCAGAGGGAGAAATCAATAGAACCAATAGCCGCAGCGGCTACTTTACCTTTTTCAGGATCAGCAGCTTTCTTGGGTGCGGACTTCGTAGATTTGGGAAGGTAGAGGATTTTGTCCAGAGTGTAGTTTAGGTAGTTTTTGTCGTCTTTTTCGCTTGTAGAAACTTTACCGACGGCGATCGTGGGCGTTCCGGGCGCTAGCTCTGAGAGTTGCTTAGAAAGCTCGGCCCAAGCTGTCAGCTTTATCCAGTTAGTTTCTGAATTTTCAGACTGCCAAGCAAGAGACCTGTTGGTTACTGTTGTATCTGACAGTTCAACCTCATCGGACTTGGGTCCAAGACCACCCGTCGCAATGAATAGGTTGATTGCCAACAGATCGTCGAAGTTATCTCTTGTTACAACCAGCATCGGCTGCATCTGAAGAACTCCGTCTAGCGTTGGCCGCGTGGGTCCAATTGCTAACACGGTGTCTGATTTTTTAAGATCCTGAAGAAGTTTCCCTACGTAGTGGTTTTTGTCTTGTAGCAGTTGAACTTTGGTGTGTACACGTTTTTCGTTGGATGGGAGAGAGTCAGCTAGGACGTTGATTACGCCTTCATTTTCTTGAGCTGGATCTGTGATCGTCAGACCGAGTAGAAAGACATTCACGGTTTAGTTTCCGGTAAATAGTTGAACGATGGACTTTTAGTGCCTTGGCAGCCTGGGTCACCCCAGAACCTTGGCCTAAGAATGCTAACAGCATATTGGTATCTCCGTGTGATAATTTTGAATTTTTTCCATATTTATACGAAAAGTGGTATGGGTTTACACAAGATTTACAGTTACAACTTGGGCGAGCTACGAGTCCTTCTTGAGGGATGTCTAAATACTTTAATATTAAAACCCTTGTATAGTATCTTTGACCCAAAACATATAAGCAGGGGACATTATTACTAAAATAACCTAGCCAAGGATCGCATGTTTTAAAGTCAAATAAGTTATAAGCTAATTTTTTAAACAAAGTACATAGTTGTGTTTCTTTAATTAACTCATAGTGTAATGAGTATGAATCTGCGTTTAGTGCTCGGCAGACATCTTCGGCTTGAGCTGAAGCGTGTGTTGTTGTATTTGCTTGAATTTGTAAACTACAGAATTTATTGTTTTTTAAAATACTTAACTTATAAAATTTACTTTCCATTTTTTATTTGTAAAGACTATATAATTGTCCTGCTAACCTAAATTTTTGTGCCATATCGTCCCCTAAAGGAATATTTTCTTCTTGAAGCCATTGTTTAATTTCATCGTCTGTATACTGTTTACTAACCGCGTCCTCATAGTCTTTAGTTCCAAAAATTGTTGGGTCATTACCGTACTCTGTACTCATAGGAGGACGAGGAGTATTAAATCTACTAGAGTCGCTCATAGTTTTCCCCGATGTATTTGGAGGAGTATATGTAGGGGGAGTATAATCGTATGCTTGAGTAGGTAATTGATATTTTTGCGCGATCTCTGGACCAAGCTTTATATTGTTTGTTTTTATATAATTCTCTATTTCGCTGTCTGAGTAACCTAGTTTTACATTTTCGTCATAATCAATTTGACCGAATATGTCTGTAGAACTCCCATATTTTGTTGAAAGGGGGTCTCGTTGCTTTGCCACAGCAGGAGCAGGAGCAACATAATTATAATTCCTAGTC